GGAGCGCTTGGGCGTTCTGGGATTTCCGGTATTGGGGCCGAACATACGCCCAAAGCTCCTCAAGATGCACATTGCGAGTATAGCAGAATTGGCGAACTGCGAGGTGAATTGCGCCTTCGATATTCCCGACAGGGCCAATGCAGCCGACAACGGCGCTTTTTCCTTCGACGGCTTCAAAAGCCATCTGAATCATGAGGTCTTCGTCAGGGGTTATCCCCTGAATCCGGTTCTCGCCGAGAGCTTCGCGCCCTATCGCAATCAAGTCGTTGTAATCGCCCATAACGGCTGGGCGAACATGTGGCAATGGCTGGACATTGCTTTTGTTCATTTACTAGGTCCTGGTAATCGTTTGAGTTTCTTCTGGTAGTGATCCCTAACACGAAGGATAAACTTGTCGAGAATTTTGTGCCCTTTCGCCGGGTCGCCGCCGCCTGCAAGTGCAACGTCATGCGGATGGATTATGAACTCCCCATGGGACACGTTGACATCCACCTGAGGCGGGTGGCCGCCATGCCCCAAATCTTCGATAGACGCGCCGCCCTTGGCGAACCCTGACTTGGCGCCGCGCCGCCCCATGGGGTGGCCCATCTTGTTCGACTGCCCTGGGAACTGACTACCGCTCGCCGATCCGGCGGAGTGGGGGAACATGTTTCTCAAGACGTGGTGACCGGCCATCGTATTGCCGTCGCCGAGCGCTGCGACCGTGTCGGCAGGCAGCACATGCGAGCCGTTGGGGACGGACATGGGCAGCTTGTCGGCGCGGCCGGGCGTCGTCCCGATCAAGGGGCCGGTGATGTTGGTCGGCTGGCTCTTGACCCGCCAAGGGACGTGGGCGATGGTGGGTGGGTTCACGGTCGGGCCGCCGCGCCCTTTGTTCGACCGGCGAGCCGTATCGAGCGCGGCGGCGATACTTTGGTTCCTCGGATGGCCTGAGTTGATCATTTCGGCAATATTTTTGCTGATCGTCTTCTGGCTTTTGCCCTTCGTCAACGGCATGACGTTACCCCACGTTCAAGAGGATATAGCTGAAAGTCTGGCCGCCGGCCGCCGCTGTCCCGTCGCCGGTCGCCGCCGTGAAGTTCGTCCCTGCCGTTCGCGCTGAGACGTAAAGCTGTTTTGCCGAGCCCTGGAGCTGGGCCGCCGTGCCGTTCGTCGGGACGAAGATAACGATCGAACTCGCCTTGATATTGGTGTCGGCGATCACGGCCGTTGCAGCGGCGGGCATGACGAAAGACCCGCTGAACGCCGAGAGGGCGAACCGGGTCTGCATGACGGATATCAACTTACCAAGGTTGGCGTTCAGGCCGTTCGCCTGCGCCAACATGTCGATATCACCGCCGCCTGAAGTTTGGCGTCCTTGAGGGTATGATTCCATTCCAGCCATAACTTACTCGAATTCTATAGGGTGTTTCACTAACCCCTGCGCCATTTTAAGTTCATCTTCCCAAAACGTAAGAAACCGTAAGCTACGGCTACAGTCTGGGCATGCCGGATTCATCGCCCATCCTGCCTTTAATGCCGGTGTCTGGTAACCGCAATCGGGACAATGATATAATTTATAACCCTTTTTGGGCTCAGATGCTGTTTCTTCCACCGCTTATACCGTCTGGACTCCATCTGAACCGCACCGCGCCAAGTCTCCAGAAAGAGCCCGCATCCTGGCTCTCGATGCGAATGGAGACCTGTCTTGCGCGAAACCTCGGCTCAATCCATTTCGTGTTCTCGTCCACCAGATACGGCCCGTAAACGTCCGGTGTCGTCTGCCCTTGCTCATAAATAGCCTTGAACGAGACGAGGAGATTCGCGTTCTGCGTTCCGTTCCTCTCGCCCCACTTGAAATCAGGATAGACCCTATCGACAAAAACTTGCTGTTCACCATCAGCGACGTAAAAATACCCTGTTTCAAAATATGGGTTTAGTGCATTCCCATCAGCATTATAGCCATTTTCTTGAAAATAAACAAAACCGTCATTAGTTGCGGCAATCGGATAGTCAAACGTATCTGCATCTTTCCACACGTTTCTTGAAAGAAGACTTAAGTCCCACGTCCCCTCTTCGATGTTGAACTTAGCCATCGAGTCGCAGTATCCGAGGCCGCCGGACGCCGAAGGCCAGTAGAACGAGATTTCGCTGAACGCCTTGTTGACGCCGACGTGGCATTTCGTGGCGTTCGCGAGGTCCATGTCTTGAAAGATGGCGTCCCATACGGGGCAGGGGATGATCCTGGGGCCGCTGTTGTCATAGGCCCAGATATTCTTCTTGCCCATCCAATAGACGGTGTCCGACAGCTTGCCCCAGGCGTGCTTCGCGATCAGCCCCGCGCCCTCGGCGGTCTTCACCATGTTGAAAACGAGCGTCGAGCCGATATACGAGCTGACCCACAAATCCTTATCCGTCCAGATAAGGTTGCGGAGCTGCGTGGATGCGCCGCCCATGATCTTGGAGCCCGACGACAGCCGCCAGCTACCGGCCTGGGAGACCGCGCTCAGTGTCCAGTTGAAGAAGTTGTTGGCGTCACACCACTTCACCAAAAGCGGGTCCTGATATACGCCTATGCCTGCGGTCTGGGTCGAGCCGTAGGCGATGACGAATTGCTGGTTGGTGGACACGAACATCCCGGTGTTGAAAGCCGGGGCCTGGGGCACAATCTGACAGTTGGCGAACCCGGAACTTGGGCCCCAATAAAAGAGCGGGCCATTCTCGGGGCTCGCCAGAAGCAGCTCTCCCCAGTTGTCCAGGCTCCAGTCTGCCGCCGCGATATTCGCGCCTGTCTGCCCCGTGATCGCTGTGCCAATACCATAGGGGCCGTCGCCATATCCTCCGGCGCCGTAAGCTCCCGCGAGTGCCTGGGGACCGATAGCGATGTAATAGAGGTACTGCGCCAGACCGGCGTTCATGGCGATCGGCGTCACGGTGCTGGCGGACGCCGAGTTGATCATGGTGATAGTGAAATCGTCGGGGCCGATAATGCTCTGTACGACGTAGCGTCCGCTGATGGTGATCCCATTGAATGTGGTCGGGATGGGGAACACGATATCCGATCCGGCGGCGAGGCCGTGGACGGCGAACCTCACGGACACATTCGGCGAGCCGGCGACGGTCGTGAATGTCGGGGGCGAGCCGCCTGGGGCGGCAATGGACGCCGTCGCGGCGCTCTGCGCGACGATTTGATACGACGTCGGCGAGATATTGGCCGAAACCTGATATAACCCAGATAGAATGATGCCACCGACAGATATCGGCGTGTTAAAGAATACAGCATCATAACTGGTAATATTACTTATCGTTGTATCAACAATAGTCACGATATTAGAGTTGATGGTAGTCGATAGATTGACTGCCGGGTTCGTCGTCAGAACCTGAGGGTCGACGTCTTGATAAATGCTGCCGGTAAAAACATCGAGATTGGTCGTTGTCCCCAAGACGAAATGATTCAGGTTATTGAGGTCTTTCCAGGTGTGCGCCGCCTTCGGCACGCCGTCGACTTTCGTTGGGAAGAATTTGACCCATCCCCCCATTTTCTGAAACATTCCGGCCTTGAACCGGCCGAGCTGGGTCAAGGCGTAGCCACCCTGGTTCTGGGTCGGCGTGATCTCGACGTTCAGACCGGGCCGGAGGGTGATAGTCGATCTTCCCACGGGTTAGACCCTTTCCGGCTGGCTCAGAGGGCGGCTCTTGGCGGTCCATGAACCGGACTGGAATTTCTTTCTGGCCTCCTCGGCGACCGCTGGGCCGACTGCGGCTTGGTAGCGCGCCTCCCAGCTCAAACCCATCTTCGGGTCGTCGGCCTGCGCGCCGTAGTTCTTCATCCAACCCGTGGCCTCGACCATGGCGGCGGACAAGAGCAGGTCGGGGAGGTTGGTGGAAATGAATGTCGTCGTGTTGGTCGCGCTGAGCGGCGCCGGGCGCACGGTGCCCACGATTTCGAGATTTGGCGTCGCAACGCCCGCGCCAACGGATGGCCCGACAAGCAGCGTCTGATCGCTGTCACGGGTGAAAACGGTCGGGGTCGACGTCGAAAGCAGCGCGGCCTCGGTCGGATACATGAAATCCAGGAATTCGCGCGATACGAACGTGAGAGCGTTTAAACGCACTCCTCCTGAAAAGAAGTTGACGCCCTCGACCACGACGAATTGCCCGTAAGTCGTCGGTAGAGTATAAGATCGGCTACCCGAAGCCAGAACACCACCAGTATCACGAAAAACGGTCGAAAGAAGATCAAGATCACGGTAAATCCTAAGTTCTGCGTTCTGGATAAACGTCGGAAACATAACGACTAGGTCAGCATTTGACGCTGTTATTGCAATTTCTTGAGAAAGAGCCGTAGTAAACGACGAGTATGTGTAAGCCATGTTTCGGCCCTTCCTTTAACCGGCTCCCCCAAGAGGCGTGACGCCAAGCGGAGCGCCGCCGAGCATATATGGAGCGCCCGTTGTCCTGGCTGGCGGGTAACTCCCGGCTTCATCGATTGTATACGCTTCCGGCGATGGGAAGGCGATATTCGGGGGGTCTTGCGGAACCCAAAACGTTCGCATCCAAGGTATGAGAAGATCGTAGCAGCCCGGACAGACGAGAAGCAGGGACGTTTTCACGGAGCCCGGCCCCTGGCGCGTCTGCGGTCGGAGGGCGTTGTGATCGTGCACCATCCCGCAGCGGTCGCAGATTCCCCGCGCCTCTGGGTTCAGAGGGTTTTCAGTGGCGCGGGTGAAAAAGCGACGAGTCATGGGTTATGCCTTATAGTACACCGTTACAGTATAGTCTTCTAGAGTTATGGTGTCTGCAATGTTCGCCAGCGTGCCCGTCAACGTTATGTCCTGGGCGACTGCCGTATTTATTGTATGTGATGTGAGCGGGTTAGCCGTAATACCGTATCCAGCCGATATATTAGACGAACATATTTGACTAGCCGCGCTGTTCCGGTTCGTCGTCTTCGTATTATTCCGCCAAGACAACTGAGTAGTCGACGTCTCCGTGTGGATCGCCGCGGCCGCCAGCGCCACTTTCATCACCTTGTTGTTAACGCTGTTGGTCATCGACCACGCGCTTTCAACCGTAAACCAGCCGTTCGCGCCCATTGCCCCGGCTGGGATAGTGATGGTGGCGAGCGTCGTTTCGACCAGCGTTCCCGTCAAAGGGACGCCCACGCCGCTCGACGCCAGCACGTAGGGGACATTCAGCGCATTCGCCGCAGTCACGGCTGTAGACGCGCCCGTCCCGCCCTCGGAGAGGGGGAGCACGCCCGCGCGCTGATACCACAGTATTTTCCAGTTGCCCGCGCCCAGGCTCAGCGCGCCCATGGTATCTCCCTGGGCGGTCTGGGTATCGTGTCCCGTTGGGCATTGGAGAGCCGTAGAATTGGTGAGCAGTGGCGGCCCGCCGCCTGCGCTGGAGAACCGCACATTCACCAGAACGCCTTCTGGAGCGACGTCAAACGAAGAAATCGTTGTCGCGCCAGTGATGGTGACGTTGGGGCCGTTGAGCTGACCGTAAAGGGGCGTTGTCGCCGCCGCCGTCAGGCCGTGATTGTAGACCGAGAGCGCGCGCTGATGGACGCCAAGCTCATCGATATAGGCGAAAGTGCTGTCGGCGAGGCATTGCGGCGCCGCGAATGGGGTTGTGATGACCCCGCTTGAGAATGTGTTGCCTGTCCCAACCGCGCCCGTGAAGCTGAACACGCCCTCAATATACGCCTGATCGTTGAGCCAAACGGTTCCGACGCCAGAGAAATTGCAGTGGACGTTGACGCGCGAGCAGCCGACAGCGGTGTGAAGCGCGACGGCGCATCCTTTGGCGTCCATCGCCGAGATGTTGGTTCCCGGCGCCGTGAGTTTGACGAAAGTGCCGCCTGCGACCGTCGCCTGTCGATTGCGGATCGAGCCCCATTGCGCGCCGCCGCTGTCGAGGACCCCGATACCGCCATTGTCGTTTCCTGTCACACGCCGAATGGTGACGTCAGGGAACATAATATCATCTGACAACGTCGTGAGATATGGGCGTGCATCGGCCAACCATGACCGGTTTATCGCCTGAACCAGCACGGAAGAAATCGCTCCATAGGCGTTGGCCTCCGAATAGAAGCCACCCCAAGAGCCGTATATTACAAGTTTATCACCATAAATTCGGTGCGAGGCGTAGATATATAGACCATACCCAAACTTCGCATTGTTTAAATTCATATATTGGAACGTGCCGGACATTGCCCACACGACACTATTCACCGGCTGCCCCGGAAAGTGGCGCGATACCTGAGGGACAGTTCCAATATTCGCGGGGTCTCCACAATAGTTTGTGGTTATAGTTCCTTTTGGTGTATCGGGTGGGCCTTCGTTAATCCAATGTTCATCGAGACAGTTGGTGATATCCAAGCCATCAATAAGAGATGGCATGGCGCTTTCCGTGTTATTATATGGATGCGCTCCGGGTGAACCTTTACCGGCAGACCAAAACCCAACGCCCGCAACATTATCGATACTGCAATTTACAAATCGAAGTTGGCGACCATACATCTTAACGCCATATAGGAGCGTCAAAGTACTCTGACCAGACCAATTTCCATCAAAAATAATGCCCTCGAACCCATAGTTCTGGGTATAGTTGGCGTTATCCGTGATATCATATGCTCCAGTCGTGTAGAGCGTTGTAAATAGATAGCTTTCCGCTATAGAACAATTCGACGCATTAGCCAACCGGATAATGACATATCCGTGATTAGCACGGAAATACACGCCTCTTTTGATGATTATCGGTGCAGCGGTTGCATAGGTGGCCGGATCAGACCAGCAATCGACGCCGCCTTGCTGAAATGCCGTCTCCAGCATGTTGTTGATCGCAACATGGTCGAGCGCCACGCCGTTCCCGATGGCGCCGAACATCTGCGGCCGGAGCTGGGGTTCGGCGATCTCCCACCATGTCCCATCAGCGCTATGAATAGCGCCGCTGTGCGACGGCGCGACCGCCACGCGCTTGTAGCTGGCCGCGCCGCCGTCGCCCGCCGTGGTGTAGCCGAAGACCTGGATTTCATTGACCGCATTGACAACGTGGTACGCGGTCGCCGCCGCCACGTTGTCGAACTGATACTCGTAGTCCGTCCATTTGTGCGTGCCGGTGCCGCCGTCGAAGATGTCGCCGTTGGTGTTCGATTTGAACACGTTGGGGCCAACGGTGTAATAGTCGCACGCGAAAGCGCTGATATAGATGCCCCAGGCCCCGTTCCCGGTGGCGCCGTCAAACGCGCCGATGGCGTTCCCCGATATGATGAACCCGGTCACGTTCGGGCCACCGGTAATCGAAATGCCGTCCGACGTGTTCGCGGCGATGGTGTTGTCGTTGATCATCAGCGCGTTGGCGCGCGTGCAGCGCACGCCGGACCCGACGTTGCCTCTGATCGAGTTGCCGTTGACCCGGACCTCGTTGATAGTTCCGGTTCCTTCGACCAGAACGCCGTCACCGCCGGTCGTATCGTTCAGGCCGGAGCCGGTGATCAGGACCCGGCGCACGGTTCCCGCTGCATTGATGTGGGCGGCGTGCGCCGAGTTGTTGCCGAAGGTCGACGCCTCAACCTGCACGTCGAGCACGGTTTCTCCCAACAGCGGGTCTATCAATAGACCTTCAGAGAAATTCGCGCTCGATGTATCGGTTATATAGACCTGATTACACGCCCTAATTTCAATAGACGGGTGCGGAAGTACAGTAGCGCTCGTATTCAAGCTTGTTGAAAAGAGCTTAAATGTCCCGCCAAGAACCTGTGCTGCGCGGCCGGACGCCGATGGAACGTTGAAAGCTCCGTTATATACGAAGCTATCTTCTATGATAACGGTGCCGAGGGACCGGAAGGCAATGTAATAGTCTTGCAGGTTACACCTTGAAATGACAAGGTCCATGCCCGCAGCGACGTCAATCGCCGTGTCGGAGGTCGCGCCGGAGAACTGAAGGCCGAGGTCTTCGATGCGGCACGCGGCGGCGGCATAGTTGAGAAAGACGCCGGTCCCGATGCCCTGTAACAGGGATATCCGTTGCCCGCGACCGCGCAGCGTGCGCGCCCGGTGGAGGGCGATCACGCTGGGATTGAACCTGAAATCTCCCTCAGGGACGCCGATATCGCCGCCATACATTCCCGTGGGGTCGTGGGCGAGAATCCAATCGTCCACGCCCTTGATCGCGTTCGTGTTGGTCGTCGCGTTCGCGTTGTTGCCGTCGCCGATGGCGCCGAACTGGCAGATGTTGAGGGCGTCCATCCCTGCCTGGACGATCTCCCAATATGCCCCGTCGCGAGACCGCACCCATCCGATATGCGCCGGGGCCGCACCGACACGAATATAGGTGGCGGCCCCGTCGTCTCCGGCGGCGTAGTAGCCGTTCGTGCGGATGCACATAACGTCCGTGGGGATCATCGCCGCCACGACAGCCGCGATCGTGTCATAGAACG